ATGGTCTGGACACCGATAGAACCTTATTAATATGGCATCAAGTTTTTCTACAGATACAAAATTAGAACTTATAGCAACTGGTGAAAAAGCTGGTCTATGGGGAACAATAACAAATACAAATTTACAAATATTAGAACAAGCAGCTACAGGATATTTAAATCAATCCATGGCTTCTGGAGACGTTACACTTACTTTAACCAATGGTGCTACTTCAGATGGTAAAAATGCTTTCTACCAATTAACTGGAACTTTAACTGGTAATAGAACTTTAATTATGCCTAGCGGTGCAGAAAGATCTATTATTGTAAAAGACTCTACAACTAGAGGAAGTGGTTCTACACTTTTCTCTTTATCTGTGCAAACAGCTAGTGGAACAAGCGTTCCTATTCCAATAGGTGCAACTGTTTCAGTTGTGTCGGACGGCACAAACATGATACAAGGATTATTATCTAAAGGTTATGGAACTGTAAACTCAGCGTCGGTAACGACTTATATAGCAGTAGCTGGTGATCAACTTTTAACAAATACAACAACTGCTGGAATTACAATTACACTACCTACTTCAGCTGCAACTGGCGATGAGATAGTGATAGTAGATGCAAGAGGAACTTTTGGATCTAATGGTTTAATTATAAACAGAAATGGTCACAACATAAATAGTTCTGCTGCCAACGTAACTTTATCAACAAATGGCCAAGCTGTAACTTTAGTGTATGTTGATGCAACTCGTGGCTGGGCTTTCAAGACAAACACACTATAGGGGGATAAACTATGCCTCTTACAAGAGTTAAATTTTTACCTGGAATAGATAAACAAAACACAACTGTCGGAGCAGAAGGACGTTGGGTTGATTGTGATAATGTAAGATT